GGACGAGTTTTGGGACCTTGTTCGAGAGTTGGCACCACGAACGCTTTGCTGCAACTTCAACTCCTTGCGTGCCTATGCCGAATGGAACTATCGACCCCCGGCTGTTGAATATCAACACCCCGCGTCCGTTCGACTTAGCACTGCAGGAGTTCCGGAACTCGATGAATGGGTACGTGACAACTTGTCTGGATCTGGTAAGTACATGATCCCGCTAACCCTAACCACTAACCCTAACCCTAACCACTAACCCTAACCCTAACCACTAACCCTAACCCTAACCACTAACCCTAACCCTAACCAGTCGCACGTCCTCGAAGCCTAATCTTGTGGGGCGAGACCCGTCTCGGCAAGACCCTGTGGGCAAGATCATTGGGCCGTCACGTCTACTGCTGCCTACAATTCAACGTCGATGACGTCAAGGCAAACATCGAAGACGCCCAATACGCTGTGTTCGACGACATCCAAGGAGGTTTTCAATTCTTCCCTGCCTACAAGGGATGGCTTGGCGCACAGCAAACATTCACAGTCACTGACAAATACCGTGGAAAGACCACCATCAACTGGGGTCGCCCATCCATCTGGCTGATGAATGATGACCCAGAGGAAATTGGTCACGTGGATCTCAACTGGTTGCGGGGAAATTGTACCATAGTTCATCTAACTCAGTCTCTCATTCTCTAATCTAACGCTCATGCCAATAATATGTTCCCTCCGGTGACCACTGCATCGACGCGTTCCCACTAGATGCAGGAACTGCCAAATACACAATGTCGTAAACATAGAGATCACCCATTCCAGCCTTACCCTGAACCGACACATATGACCCTGGTCCACGAGGAGTTCCACCTTGTTCATCCTCATCGTAAACTAGTTTTTTTCCAGTCCGATGCCAAAACCGAAAAGTCCGAGAATACCCACTCTCGTTGCGCGGGTTGAACGTGAACGTCCGATCGTAGAGCGGGGTAATGCGTGACGTGTCCGATTTTGCCGTGAACTCCGATAACCAATCAAGACCCTCAGTTCCGTCCCACACGATCCTCCGAATTTCCTGCTGTTGATCGCTCGTTGGCTGACTGATCAGCCGAACCATGTCGCATCCCTCCGGATCCATCGACTTGTCATGATATGGTCGGTTCCACGAGGGATCACCGTCGTACAGAGCGGAGCCTTTGAAAGTGAATACGAGGCGTCTCCACTTCCAAACACCACCGCCCAAAATGTTCACTTCCACCCGCTCCTTGTACCCCACCGAAAAAGTCTCCTGACGCAAGCGGGTGGATTCACCTGCCGCATCATAACACAACCTTCTCGCACTGGGCATAAACAAGGAAGCAAACCCAGTACCAGTCGTAATAGGTCCGATCGCGAGGCCACCTTCAGGCGACCGGACAAACGGAAGCATGTTGTCATGTTTTTTGATGGTGGAGATATTCAATATGCGCCTCTTGGAAGTACGACGTCGAGCAACCGGACGAGCTCGTCGAGTTCTAGGGACAACTGCCGGGCGTAAAAAACGGCGGCGGCGATACGCGCGCGGGCGGAAACGATATCTGGATGGGCGGCGCGGCATCGCGGGCAATGCTCCACAGTCGATTCAGTTGACACAGATTCAGACGATTCTTGTGAATCTCCGTTAACGTATGAGTAATCAGTAGGGCGAAAAGTAACGCGTTGCGACATGATTGGATGACAAAAATCGCGCAGTGTAGATCAAGTGTGATGAAAGGAGGAAAACACTCCGACCTGTGGCGGGGGGTCGGAGGTCCTTAAATAGACCAAAGGTCTTCCCCTATCCCCTGGGGGACGCAGTACAATGTTAATCCTGCGTCCCCCAGGGAAAAGATGAGTCAGCAACGCTTCCGTATCCACGCCCGATATGTCCTCCTCACTTACGCCCAATGTGGAGACCTCGATCCATGGGCTGTACACGACGTTATTACGTCGTTTCCAGCAGAGTGTCTCATTGCACGAGAAACTCACGCTGATGGAGGTACTCATCTTCATGCTTTCGTGGACTTCGGCAGAAAGGTCGACATCCGAAATCCACGACGATTTGATGTTGAGGGCTTCCATCCGAATATACAACCATGCGGTCGCACACCACAAAAGATGCTCGACTATGCAGTCAAGGGCGGAGATATTGTCGCAGGAGGGCTCCCTCTCGTCCTCGATGATCAGATTCAAAGAACTGACGATGTCTGGTCTCGAATCGCAAATGCACCTACTGTGGACGAGTTTTGGGACCTTGTTCGAGAGTTGGCACCACGAACGCTTTGCTGCAACTTCAACTCCTTGCGTGCCTATGCCGAATGGAACTATCGACCCCCGGCTGTTGAATATCAACACCCC